CGTGATCCTACTCTTTTTCAGAGTAAATCAGGTAAAGGATTAGAATCTATTTCTAAAAAACTTAAAGATTTAAAAATTCATTCAGGACCAAAACGTAAAAATATAGTTATGTCATTCTAATTATAGAAATTAGATTAAAACTATTTAAACAAATATGAATATATATTTATATAATGTGTGATAAATTAGTATTCGATCTAGCTCAAGAAGTAGAAGGAACACCAAATGTCTTTGTTCGTAAAGACTGGATTAACATCCTTGATAACCAAACTCAAAATTATTCAAATAATCAATCAATTATTGATACGAGTCAGCTCAGCAACTCAAACAAGTATATGTCGTACAGAGAATCGTACCTTTCTGTACCACTTCTAATTACAATGGCTTCAATAGAACAATCTGTATCTGGTGGAACAGCTACCATCGGAACAGCAAGTGCTCCTTTTACTCCTTCAGTTGGAGATTGTGATTTAGTTGTAGGTCTAAAAAACTGGTATGGACAAATTTTCCATTCTATGACGTTGGATTACAACGGAACAACTATAATTCAACAAACCCCTTATTCTAACATGTGGAACACATTCAAACTTTTAACTAGTTTGAGTCTTGGTGATTTACAATCTCAAGGTGCTATTATTGGGTTTTTCCCCGATGATGCAACTTCATGGACTTTCGCACCAGCTGGTGCTGGAACTGGACTTACTGCTACTGGATTACCTTCAACTGTTGGAGATAGTATTTTTGGTAATGGTTTAGCAAATAACACAAATTCTATTCAACCACAAGCACCATTCGATAATATTGGAAATTCATTTCGTGCTGGTGCTGGTAATAAAGGATTTCTAGCACGTCAGAATCTTATTGCATTTGATACTGATGCTCAACCTGCTTTTAGATATGCTGTTAGTTCAGCTGGATTTATTGGTGGAAATGCTGGTGCAGCAAAATACGATTCTTTTATTACTAAAGCATTTTGTAATAATTTATGGAAATCATATGTTTCAACTAAAATTGATCAAGTTATTACTGCTTCAACAACTACTCAAACAACTGCTGGTCAACTTCAATATTCAATTGTTGCAACTGTTTACTTGAAACATCTTCATTCATTTTTTAATATGTGCCCTCTTCTTAAAGGTGTATTCATGAAAATGACTCTAAATTTAAATAATACTTCATCAACTATTATTGCAACCGCATCTCAAACAACTGCTGCACTAACTGTTCCTACAAATTTACAATGCTCTGCTGTAGCAAATCCATTAGGTGGTGTAAATCCTATAATGATTGCATCAGGACAGTCAGATCTTACAACATCTATTGGATATAATGCAGGATATACACTCTTTCCACTTGCAACTCTTGCAACATCTGGAGGAACTGTTAAACAAACATATGTAGTAAATGTATCTGTTGGTTCTGCATGTTTAGATCAATCTATTAGATCTGCAGTTGGTTCAAGTTTGGGAACTGGTCAATTATCTAGATCAGTTTACTTATATGTTCCAGCAATGACTTTCAATCCAACCTTTGAACAAGCATATCTATCTTCACCAATTAAACAAATTAAATATACTGATATTTACCAATATCAAGTATTGAACACTGCATCAGGTGCTACATTTAATAACTTGATTACAAATGGTATTGCAAATATTAAATCAGTATTGATCATTCCATTTTTTAGTTCTACATCTAATCCTGCCACTGTAAATACTAAAACTAATATTATTAATAGTCTAACAACTGGATTTATTAATGGTTATCCTGTTTTCCAATCTCCGTTCGATCCTGCTGGATGTGGATGCACTTCTCCTCTTTCTCATATTACTAACTTTAATGTACAAGTATCTGGACAAAATGCTATTTACAATACTCAACGTTATGTTTGGGAACAATTCAATGATCAACTTTATGGACAAAATGCTGTTAATGGTGGACTTACTGATGGTCTTACATCTGGTCTTATTGGACGTGAAGAATTTGATATGGAATATTGTTATTACTATGTTAACGTCGAGCGTATGCTTCCAGTCGAAATGTCTGTACCTAAATCTATTCAAATTCTCGGACAGAATCAATCTGCTAAGGCTATGGATTATTGGGTATTCGTTGAATATGGTGTGGAAATTTCTATCGATTCACTCACGGGGGCGAGAGTATAGTAGAAAAATAAAAAACTACTAATTTATATAAACAAAACTATTTAAAGATTCATTAACTATATATATTAATGAAAGGTCTAATATATACAATTACAGGTTATGGATTAACTTATTACGGTTCTACAATTCAATCACTTAATGATAGACGTGATAATCATAAATCACGATTTAAAAATAAAAATCTTAATCAATGTTCATCTTCATTAATATTAGAAAAAGGTGATGACTGGACAATTCAAATGATTGAAGAACTTGAATTTGATGATCTTGATGATCTTCGTATAAAAGAAGCAAATTATATGAAGAATAATATTTGTGTAAATAAAAATATTCTTAAAACAAAAGAAGAATTGACTGAATATAAAAGAGAATGGGCTGAGAAATTCCGACGTGAACAAGGATGTAAAATTAAATCAGAAATGAATTTAACTAAAGATCCTGATTATAAAGCCAAGTGGGCAAGAGATAAGAGAGCAAATGAAACTGATGAAAAAAAAGAAGAACGTTTAAAAGCTAGACGTGAAGCATATGCAAATAAACCACAAACAGAAGAACAAAAAGAAAAAGCTAGACTAAGATCTCAAAAGGCTAGAGATGCTAAAAAGAGTATTAGTCAATAAAAAAACAAATATAAAAACTTGGTCCAAAAGTCCAAAAATATCTATATTTTATTATATCTTATAGAGATATAATAATATATATTACTAACTTTTAAAAACTTAATAAAATTGGTACATTTGGTCTATTAATAATTAGATCATGAAATCCATTTAAAAGATTATTCATTATTATATTAATGTATAAACTAGAAGTAGGAATCAGTCCAGGACAAATGAAGAAAATTCATATGGGTCACCGTGTAAGAATTAAAAAAGGAAAAGGATGTAGTCTAATGGTACATCCAGAAACATATAAACTAGCCTCTCGTGCATTTTCAAGGAATAAAGGTTTAGAAGTTTCTTTATCACCTCAAGAAATTATGGCTAGTAAAAGTCAAGAACCAGATTCTGATGAAGGTGAAGATTCTTCATCTGATGAAGAAGTGACTGGAATGGGTGGTATGGGTTTTAAAAAGCAAGTATCTAAAGCAGCACTAGCAACACATATGAACGATGTTCTAGGAACTAATTATGACTATATGAGACGTGCAGGTGTTGATAATGCTGTTAAAAATAGTATGGCAGCTAAAATGGCAAGATTAGGAATAAATGCAAAATATAGGGATGTACCGAATCTATCAGCAGGTATTGATGAATTGTCAGCACCTAGATCTCGTCTTATTGGAGGTGGATCTGTTCGTGATCACAGTATCATTGGACGTGGAGGAGGTATGTCTCATTCTTATGCTAATCCAGCATTACAATCTCAACCTTTCAGTGCTAACTTCCAAATGCAACACTTTCTTCCAGTACAGTTTCAACAATTTAATAAAGGTGGTGCTTTTGATCCTTCTTCTGGATCAATGGATGGAACTGGAGGTTTAGGATATTAATTTAAGTAAATATATTTAAAGTAATATTTAGTATATATTATATAATGTCATTAACAGATAGAGATATAATTGATCTAGCAAAACGTATGCAAATACCTCTAGCAGGTGTAGAATTTAAGGATGAGTTATCATCACCTTTAGAATTCAATAAAGCATATATTATTAACTTAGAAAATTCAGAAGATGAAGATGGTCATCCTAATGATGGAACACATTGGACTTATTTACAAATAAATAAATATTCTGATGATAAAACTGAAGCAATATTCTTTGATCCTTATGGTCAACCTCCCTCCGAAAATATTAAACAAGTTGTTAAAGAAACTACTGGAAAAGCAGGTCTACCATATACTAAAAAAGATATTCAAAGTCTTATGAATAATGCGTGTGGATGGTACTGTCTTGCATTAGGTCATTTTGTTAATGCATCCAAATATAGATCAGGAGATTTATGGATGGATGTCTGTGCTTTCTTAGAAATGTTTGATGATCTAAATATTGAAGTAGATTTTAAAAAGAATGAATATATTCTTAAACATTTTTTCAGGTCAGAAGATCCAGCACTAAGAAAAGAAATAGAAGTTATCAGCCCTACAGATAATATTACAAGTCAAGATGAAAAAGGGGGTATTGATGCATTTAAGATTCCAGTAAATGTAAATGTAATGAATAAATAATAAAGTGATATAAACACATAATATTATTATATATATAATGACCGAAGTACTTAAAATTGTATCATCTTATACTGAAGCACAGAAACGAGCTACAGAGAAATATAGACATAATAACAAAGATAAAGTAAATGAACAACGAAAGAAATATTACCAAACTAGAAAAGAAAAAGATCCACAATTTTTAGAATACAAAAGAATGAAGTCTAGAGAATATTATTTAAAAAAGAAACTAACAAAACCTGAAGATAAACCTGATGAGAAAATGGAAGACGTGAAACCAGAACCTAATCCTGTTGATGTAAAAACAGAAACCCCTGATGTAGTAATGACACCTATTGATAGCAGTACTAAAGAACCTAAGAAAAAAAAAGAAAAGAAAGTTAAAGATGTAATGCCTAAACCGCTTTTACTATCACCTGAAGAAATTAAATTTGATGTTGTAGATACTAATGAATTACTTAAAATTTTAGTGCCAACATCAATTACAGTTCAACAAGTTGTAGAACCATCTATTGAACCACTCAAGAAATCTAGAAAACAAAAAAAGGCTTAATATATATCTTCATAATTATTATATTTAGTATATTCAATACTATAGAATTTATCTTGAATTTTAATTGGATTATGAATCCATAATTTAATAGTGTTATATATATAATATATATAGTAAATAAACATTTACTATATATATAATTATTCTTTAAAGCGTAGGTTGTGTATCATTTCCATAATGATGTCTATATACTTCTTCACATTTCTTTTCTATAAATCTTTGTTGCCATTCTGATCCATTAAATTTCATAGTAGTAGCAATATTCATTAATGTTTC